TATTACTGGTAAACTCATAATATCTCCAATTCAATAAATTATATCGTGGTCCATTTATGACATGCAAAGTTTACATTAAATTGACCAAGTGTGTTATTCGTATCCCATCCCAACGTGACAGCATCAACGTTTATTGGGAATGTATTCATATATTTAGTACCTGTTCTTGCATCATTTTCACTAACCGTTTCATTGGATTGATCAAATGCCAACACTTTTATTTCGCCCTTATAATCATTAAAATATCTCATATTTGCGCTTTCAGTTGGAATACAAAAATCCATCCACCTAATGAAAAAGTTTCTGGCTTCCCATGCATTAGTAATGATAAATTGTAATTGATATTCAGTGTAAGTATTTTCTCTTGCTATTTTATAAACAGGGCCATAATTTTTTAAATCTGAAGTGGCTATTGTTCTTCCACCTAAAGGCGCCTGATTACAAAAGAAAGATAATTGTGGAGGCGCCGTAACTCCACTTGGTGGAAATATTTGCGCTACAAATCTATTCATTGGGGCTATACCACCCGCCTCATCCAATTTAGCTAAAAAATCTGTCGTATTCATAAGGCCTTTATAATTGCTCGACTATCCATCCAGACTTGTGATTTACTGGCTTTTCTAAAATCTTCAACAGGTAAATGTATTGCTGTGTTCCATTCATTAGCAGTAACATGTATAAATGTGCCTGAAGAGTATGTTATATCGTATTTATGTATGGTTGGTTTAACTTCTTTATATTTAATAAAAGGCTTTATATCTTTTCTGTAAGAAATGTCTATATAAGTTCTTGAATCTTCCTCATTTAAATTAATTCTGACGATTAATTTTTTCATTAATGTTTCCCTTAAAGCATGTGGTAGATAATGAAAATTCATTCCTATAAAACCTTTTTTCCAAGCTTCAATTGGAATAACTAATGGAAACCTATCATAATATTGTAACTTATTTTTCCATTTAGGATCATAGTTCATAAAATACATATGACCCAATTTTATTTCTGTTTCTTTAGTGCCTTCTGATATAATTTTATATGGATTTTTAACCTGCCGGCCTCTGCCAATAGTTAATTCCTGACGAAGTGTATAATATTTGTCCTGTAACCAGTCAATTGCTTGATCTGATAATTTTGTTAGTTTTAGTGCCATGTATTATTTAGATAATAATTGATCCTCGGTTAATATAACAAATTTCCAATTTTTCTTTTTGCAAACTGCACCTGCTGCTTTCCACTTTGCTTCATTAACCCCATATCTTTTCATTTCTAATAAAAATCTACCAGTTTTTCGTTTTCTTCCGGTATCTTTAGGGGGAACAGTTTGTTTCTTAGGTTTTATTTCAATTAAGGAAATTTCTATAAGACCGTCATGTTTTTTAGTTTTTACCCAAAAGTCTGGATAGTATTTGTGTATCCTTCTATCAAGTGGGGATCTATATGGAATTACTACTTCTTCACTAGCCCATTTAATAATACTTGGATTCTCATCACAATACACCATAAAGCGCCTTTCCCACAAACTTCTATAAATTATCTTAGTAGGATCGCCTTTATATTTGCTTCGATTTTTAGGTTTATACTTTCCTTTATAAGCCATATCAATTCGTTATAAATAATTTAATATATTAGGCTATTTATACAAGAATAATAGGAAAATTTTACATGGACACAGGTCAAAATAAAAATTTAGCATTTCCAGCAGATCTTATGAGTAAAGACGAAGCTCATTGGGTAGATTTTACAGCATATCCTTCTCAATTTGGAGGAACATATTCTCCAACAGCAGATTTTTCAATAGCCCTTCCTATGAGTGCACAAGCATTAATTACTACCGCCGAAGCTATATACGCTGAGCAAGAAGGATTAGGAACAGTATTAACTGAAACAGCTGCTAAGGCTTCAGCCGGCTTAAAGCCTTATTTTACATCGGGTGAAGGTACAGAAAAAAATGTTGCAACTGCTTTAGCTGGAATTACAAAAGGAATGAATCAAAGTACTGGTGAAAGTATAGCAGAGCATGGCGTCGCACAGATGATAAAGAAAAATGATTTTTTAAAAAGAGCTGTCGGTGGTTTAAATGTTGCTATTAATCCTAAAATGTCTTTATTATATCAAGGACCTGGAAAATTTAGAAAATTTACTTTTGAATTTCCCATGATAGCAAAATCAGCCGAGGAATCAGAGACGATCGATCTTATTATAAAGAGATTTAGGATGGCAACATTACCGGGTTATACAGATTCTCATGTAACTAACGCTCAGACCTCTACGGGGACCGAATCAAAAAGGGGGGCAGGATCAAACTTTTTTTCATTTCCAAGTAAATTTAAAATTAATTTTGGTCATGGTGGAGGATCAGGAAGTTCGCTAAAAGGAAAGGATACACCCTTTAAAATATCAGATAGTGTATGTAATGCTTGTGTGGTTAATTATGCTGCTGCCGGTATTCCATTCTTTTTTGAAAATAATCACGCGTTTGAAGTTAAGATGACTCTTACATTTACAGAAACAATAATTATGACCAAAGAGATGGTCAGCAACGGATTTTAATGTCTTATTTTAGTTATTTACCAAAATTAGAATATAATATAACAAAAAGTAAATATTTTGAGACTTCAACTGCAGTTGATATATTTGTTAGAAATCTAATAAAGCAGAATGTTATAGATAAAGGCGTAACGTTTGATTTACATACTATCGGAGACGGTGAAAGACCAGATATAACATCATTCTTGATTTATGGAGATGTTAAATATGATTGGATTATATTTTTAGCAAATAGGATGTTTAATCCTTATTTTGATTGGCCTTTGAGTAGTCAAGATTTTAGAAAATTACTTCAAAGTAAATACGGCACAGCTGAACGCGCAAGAAAAGTTATTCATGAATATCATCAAATTATACAGCCAGCAACAGATTCCGTAAGAGAAATAAAAGTTGTAGTTGATAATGAAACATGGTCAACTTTAAATGATGCGGAAAGAAGTCGAATAACAAAATATGATTATGAATTTAAAATAAATGAAAGAAATAGACAAATTAAAATAATTGATAAACAATATATTGAAGGCATTTTTAAAGAAGCCCAATCAAAACGATATGGAACGTAAAGTATGGCAGGATCACCCCATGACAATACAGCAACCGGATATGATTGGTTGCAAACAGATAGAACTCCCACAACATCACCGATAGAAGATGGAACCGCTACTCAGGGGTCACGGTCTCCCGGAGACTATAAGATTGAAAAGTTGGTTCTTTTGTCGCCTAATGTAGATGCCGCGATTGATTTAACTCCAACTTTTGATACTGTAACTATATATGAAGATATAAGTACACCTTATATATTAATGGATTTGTCTATAGTGGAATCATACGGACTAAGAGAATTGGTTCCTCTTATTGGTGAGGAATTTATTGAAATTGTGGCGGCTACTGCTGGTGTCACCGCTACTGCAGGTTCCCCAACAAGTAATAAATTTGATGGTATTATTCAGAAAGTCTTTAGAGTGACAAAAATGTCACCTATAGTATCATCATCTGAAAGAGTTAAAAATTATGTTTTACATTGTGTTTCTGTAGAAGCAATTATTAATGAAAAAACTAGAATAAGTAAGGGATATAGAAAAAGTTCAATTGATGATGTTATTAAGGACATTTATAAAAAAAATATTGTTAAGCCTTTGGAGACTGAGTATAATAGTTATGTTGGAAAAAGTAAAGTTAAACCATTAGTTATTGAACCAACTGAAGGTACTCATGATATTACGTTTCCTTTTAAAAAACCATTTGATATTTTTAATGATTTATCGGAAAAGGCTTTATCTCTTAATGAACCGGAAGAAGAAAATGTTGCGCAAGCACGTGGTGATGTTCCACCGGCACAACAAACAGGTGGTGCATTGTATATGTTTTATGAAACATTATCTAATTTTAGATTTGAAAGTTTAGAATCAATTTTTAAACGGGAACCTAAGCGACATATATATGCAAAGCCTAGCCCAATGTTAAACCCAGATGATATCGTAAATGGTTTTAATATTGCAGTAGAATATGAAATTGATGGACTCTTTGATATTGTTGATAACTTGCGTGCCGGTATGTATGCTTCAAAATTAATAACTCATGATATGACACGTATGCGATATGATATCACAGGTTATAGTTATATTATTAGAGATGATACACCCCTTACATTACCTGAACCTGAAACGGGCGTAGAAACTGAAACACAATCCGGAGGTATAGAACCAGAGGCATCTATAAAGAAAATATCAGATTTAACTTTGTCATTGGCTAGATCTGGTGCTGCCGGTAAATTATGTACAGATAAAAATGATCTTTTACATGATAGTGATAATGGTGAACGTTGTAAAATAAAATTTATGGCAACAGATTTAAATCATGCTTATTTTTTTGAGGCAAATAGAAAAGCTGCTGATGGACCAAAAGAAAAGGGAATAAGAGAAAGTAATCTTGAAAGAAGAGTACAATTAAGAGATTCACAATTACAACAATTAGATAATATTAAAATTACACTTAAAATGTATGGTGATTCATCTTTAAGAGTTGGAGAAATTTTAAACTTTTATGCTCCTTCTCAAACTTTGCAAGAAGGAAAAGATCAAGAATCCGATGTATTTTTAAGTGGTAAATATATTATAACAAGAATTAAACATGTTATTAATGCTGAAAAGTATATGATGAATGTTCAATGTAGAAAAGATGCTTGGTATTCTGATCTACCAGCATTTGATCAAGCATTAAATGCATCTCGATTGCTCGGAACTACTTCTAAAGATGAAATAACAAACCAGAAATTAAACGTTAAAGCATCATCTACCACGGTAGATGCAGTCAATGCTCCAGATACAATAGGCATCTCATAGTATAAGGATTGAAAGATAATGGAAACTGATTTTATGGGCAAAGCTGGCTTTATTTGGGCCATCGGTGTTGTTGAAGATAGAAATGATCCTTTATATCTGGGAAGATGTAAAGTAAGGTACTTAGGTTGGCATACTAGAGATAAACAAGAATTGCCAACAGTAGTATTACCTTGGTCATTTCCTTTAATGCCAATAACATCTGCTTCACAAACACAAGTTGGTACAAGCCCCACTGGTCCTGTTCCGGGAACTTGGGTTTTATCTTTTTTTAAAGACGGCGTAGATGCTACTGATCCAATTATGTTAGGAACATTGCCTGGTCGACCTGATAAAGCATGTAATCCTAAAGATGGTTTTAATGATCCCCGATATTGGCAGCCCAAACCATTTCAACTAGAAGAAGGAACCGGCGCGATTATTGAAGGATCAGTTGAATTTAAAGACGTGCCCCAATTTCCATTAAAATTGAATCGGGTTAGGGATAAGGGTGTTGAAATTACAGAACGTACTGATGATCCTGATAAACATAAAGATAAAGATATTTGGGAATTTTCTTATAACTTTCCTAATATAAGATTTTTAAATGAACCTACTACTCCTAGATTAGCTAGGGGTTTGCGGGATACATCAGCTAAAATTCTTAATAGAGTAAGACCCGGTCCTGGGCCTGCATCCGTAATGGTTGAAGGTAGTGCAGAGTCTCCTTTACAAAATAGAAGAGATGTAAAGATGGGCAAATTTGGTATTAGGGCAAGTGATTATGCTGATAAGCCAACCTTCATGGAACCAGAGTCTGCATATGCCGCGCAGTATCCTTATAATCATGTTCATCAGACTGAAAGTGGACATGTTATAGAAATGGATGATACTCCAACTGCGGAAAGATTGTCTTGGACACATAGATCAGGTGCCTACCGAGAAATGGGACCAGCAGGTGATGTTGTAGATAAAGCAACCAGAGATGCGTGGTCCTGTGTTTTGAGAAACTCATATGAACAAATAAGTGGTAATAAATTTTCTTCGATAGATTATGGATATGAATTAGCTGTGGCCGCTACAGGAGGAAAAGAAGATTATTGGCTTAGAGTATGTGGTACTGGTGATGTTCATTTAGAGGCCGAAGAAGGTAACATTGAAATGTATACTAAAAACGGCGTAACTTTTATAAATGCGAAGCGAATTGAATTTAATGCTAAAGAATATATTAAAATGTCTGCTCCGCGAATTCAACAAACAAAATTTCCACGGAACAATCCGAGTTTAAATCCATCAGAAGCGGGAGATAAATCAGGACAGGAAGTCGAGGTAGCAGGAAATCAAGCGGAAAATGTTGGAGGTGCAAAAACAGTAAATGCTGGTCAAATTGGACTGAATACAATGGGGCCTTTTACTACATCATGTCAAAGTGAAGGGAAGAATATTTCTCATAGTTCAGAAACAAACGTTACGGGATTAAATATTCTTTTAGGTCAAGGTTCAGCCAGCTGGAGTACTGCAGTTCAAAACGGAATTATTAATTTAAGAAGTGCAGACGCCAAAGCTGGAACAGGTGGAATTTTGCTTCATTTAAATGAATTACCAGTTTCCAGTCCGTCATCGGCAAAGTCATCAGCGGTTGGTTATTTGTCTATTCTACCACAAAATCCAATCTCGGCAGATATTGAATTAGCTTCGACATTTGGTAACATTACTATGAAAAATAAATTCGGTGAAATAACATTAGGAGAAGCCCCATTGGGAACCGGAGGAAATCTAAAACTAGAGTCAAATGGTATAGGCGCTGAGTTATTGATTAAAACACCGATGGCAGAAATAAGTTTTGATAAAATGGGTTTGATTAGTATCAAAAATGAGGTAACTTCTTTAACGAATGTTATAAAAGTTCTTTTTAGGAATCTTTTGGAACATACACACGGACATGTAGATAGTATTATGGGTACACCGAACATGTTCGCCGTAACATTACCAAACGCAGCGCAACCATGGTATCCAGACTTACTTAAAGAACAGGCTATGTTAGAAAGCTTTTTTGCAGCATAATTGAAAAAAATAATATGACAAATCAACCACAATGGAAAAAAACAGAATCATTAGTTCCTCATCCAAAACTGATAGAACTAATGAGCAAGTTAAAAGAATTAAGTGATCTCGAAGCCAGAGCGATGACAGAAGTTAAAAATGCACTAGAAAAGAAAGCACAGGAAGGGGAAGATGGCGGAACAAGTTGATCTTTGGTCTTCTGCAAATTTAGGAGATATAGGTACTTTAAAACCTTTTTTTGAAGCAGCAGCAAAAGGTCTGGAACTTCATAAGGAGAACGCGGCATTTATTAAGACAATTTATGAATTTAACAAGGCCTATTTTATTGCTTCGGTGGATCCATTATTTGCAGCATTAGATAAAATCTTTCAAGAAATTTTAAAACTATTAGATGATCTCAGAGGTTTAGGTTTTTATTATCTACCTGTTCATTCAAAATCAATTGGTACATCTAATGAAGTACAAAGAAATCCTGTTACAGGTGGATTATTGATTGGGGGTCAATATTATGCAAAAGCAACTATGCAAGGTGCAGGCGAATATGTAAAAGCTGATATTTTCGCAGGTGACATTCCAGCTACAGATAAAGAAACAGGTGAACAAATATATGTAAAAGATACAGAATGGATAGACCCACGACCTAATGAGGACCATCACTCCGCCCACGTAACTTTAGAGAATGCTTTTGTATATGCTAACGAGAAGTTAGGTTTAACACAATTATCTCCGATGGGTATTTTACAAACAATTGATAGATCTTTTGACGATTTAAATGATGTTCCTAAAGGTAATACGGCTTTTACAACCGATACATCACAATTATTGTCAGAAGATTATTATCTATCAGGACGGCCAATATTTACAGCTTCTGCAACGGTAGGTGGAATTATTATTATAATGGGTGCACCTTCTTTAGATCATTTCGGAGATATTTTAAAAACATTTAATAAATTTATTGACTTAGAAAGTTTTCATAAATTGTTGGCTGAGATTGATAAAATACTCAATCCCCCTATCGTACATAGAATAAAGTTATCTTGGGTAAGCACCAAAACTATTAGTGTTGATAATACAGATTTAAATACACCACCTTCACTTTCTGACTCCCCCGGAAAGAAAACTTATATAGAAGAAGATGATACTGTGGGTTCATTTTACGTACACGAAAAGAACCCAGACGGAACATACAAAAGCGAAAAAGTTTTGAAGGCTACGGAAGGCAAATCAATAGCCAGAGTCAACAAAGTTATTGATACTCATAATATGGTAATTGAGGATAGGGAAACGGTAGGTCATAAAGCAGATACTCATAATACCGTTTTAACGGAATCAGTCATTAAAAGGAATCATCAAGAAATAAAAATAAATAGAAATATGGTCCCTTATCAAAATCAAGAATTGGAAATTGCATACATGTCACCCGGCATGGAATTTAAAAAAGGTGATATTATTGTAGAAGCAGTACCTTCTGTCTCATCATCAGGTACACAAACCAAAGAAGGAACTAAAATTGATCTTAATGAACAAAATGAGGGCGATCCCGGAGCTGATAAGGAATATGTTCAAGTCACTGAGGGTGAACTTATAGTCGGAAAAGTAGTAGATGAATTCTATGCAGATGCTTTACCTGAAAAACCAGATTGGAGAGGCAAAAGATTAGAAGAATTAATTCCACCTTTAGGTTCAATTTTAGATACTACTGAAACACATGTAAGAAGTATATTTGCTACTATTAAAAGCTACCATAAAACACTTGATCCTATTATAAAATACTTAGATGGGAAGATGGATGAACTTCAAGCATTCAGTAAAGAAATTGAAGAAATATTAGAATTATTTGCTGTAGGTATTCCCGCGACTGGAGTATACACATTATACTTGTCACCGCAATTAGGGGGAACAGCATATTTCAGAGAAAGAATGATGGCTGCAGCAGGACCTGATAAGCCACCTGAAAATTTAAAATTTTGTGCTGGTGTTTGTTTTTTAGGTGGTGGCCCAACAGGAGGACCATTAATTACATCTCTTAAAGCTTTGGCGTTGATGTTAGGAATGAGGGAGAAGACAGAAGAGGAAGTAAAGCAACAAGAAAAACTAGAAGATTTGTCAACTCCGGTTTTTGATGATACAAAAACATACATGGCTGGAGATAAAACTTATTATAAGGGTGTTAATTATGTATGTCTAGTTAATTATACAACAGGCGAAGAACCTATAATAAAAGATCTGAATGATGAAAATGTGGTTAATGCGGAATATTGGCAAAGACTGGGAGAAGCTGGAGCAGAAGATGAAGGAGTTGATATTGGGGATGTTAGAACTCCGGAAGAAATAAGAAAAGCTAAAATAGAGTTTTTGAAAGATACTAAAAAGGCTTTAGGTGATATTTTAGTTAAATTAAATGGGGCTTCACCTGGTGCATCAAGTTTAAGAAAGAAGATTATGGATGTTCCTCTTTATGGAACAATGGACCCGCTGCAATCACCACCAGCGTTTATTTCATCTGGCGCAAATGAAGCCACTTATGTGGATCTTCTAGAATTAAGAGATATAGATTTAGAAGAGTTGAATTTATTAGTTCAAAGAATTGATGAAATGTTGGTTAAGATAGAAATTACAATGATTCAAGAAACACCAGATGAAGAAACAGAACCTGGTAGTTTTAGATCAAAAGGTAAATCATTGCTTATTTTAAAAGGTGAATTTATAGATGAAGTTGATGATTTTGAGGGGGGACAAAGAAAAGTTAAACAAAATACAACTATTACTATTCTTGATCCACTCAATCCAGGTTCTGGTTCAACAAGAACTGTAGAATATATGTCAAATACAACAGTGGCCGTTCTTAATGAAGCATTTGAACCAGATATAGAAACTGCACTGCCTTATGATGTAATTTTAAGTGATCAAAATGAAACCGAATATAAGTATAAGGCTGAATATAGAGCAAATTCTACATTTTATTATCATCCAGGATATAGATTACGTGAATTTGAAGCTAAGGCGAATACTATTTCAACTTATTCAAAAGTTGATGTAGCAGGTAATTATATAGATATACCTAATTATGAAGACGGAAATCCGAAAGGTTCCGCGTTCGACGGGAAACCGCGAAATATTAATGAATACCCGCTTGGTACCATTATAGAAATAAATGGAACTGTGCCACTATCAGAAGGATATATTGGTGGGGGTGGAGTGGAAGTAATATTAGAAGAGGAAGAAGAAGTTGCAGATACTTGGAATGCTATTGGTGTTTCACAGGATGATCTTTTAATTGTAACTCTTGATACAGGAACATTTACTAAGTATATTCAGGAAGTTCTTGATGATACACATATAGCAATTGATTCTGCCATTCAAGCAGGAGGAGATTCTCCGTATCTAGATTTATTATATCACCCAGACTGGGCTTTTGAATTATCGGTTGGCAAAAAGACACAAAAGGCACAAGAAGATAAGATACAGAATAGTAGAAATAAATTTCTTGATTATTTGACTGATATTAATGCCCAGGCAGATGAGATCTATGATTACTTGGATAAATTGAATAACGAGGGTTGGTAATATAAATAGATTGAATAAGGAACATCTATGGCACAAACACGATACACAGAAATAGAGTATGATGAAAAAACTGGCGCAACTATCTATTCTGATGTTGATATATCCTTTAAAGCACATCCTGTAACAGGGGATATTATTAAAACAAAGAATGCAACTGTGATAAAACAGTCTATGCGTCAGATATTACAAACAAGAGCAAATGAAAGATTGGGTCATCCTGAAATTGGCGCAGGTGTTCAAGAATTATTATTCGAACCAATGAATCAATTAACAGAAAATAGACTCGTTAGAAAAATTGCAGACTCTTTAAGAATGTTAGAACCTCGGGCTACAATAAGAGATATAATTGTAATGGGTGAGCCAGATAGAAATACTTATAGAATAAAAATTATTTTTACGATGTTAGGGCAACAAACTGACGAAACTTTCGAAACTTTTTTGTATAGGTAAGGAATGGCAACAGACGTAGCGAAATTAAATGTTTCAGAACTGGACATGCCGGCTATCAAATCCAACATGATAGCCTTTTTAAAAAGTCAAAGTGAATTCGCAAATTTTGACTTTGCAGGCTCAGGATTGGATGTAATAATGGATATGCTAGCATATAATACTTATTATAATTCATTTTATTTAAATATGTTAGCAAATGAAATGTTTTTAGATACTGCGGAACTTAGAAATTCTGTTGTACAGAAAGCCAAACAGATGGGTTATACACCTCGATCTGTTCAAGGAACAAAGGCAATAGTTACATTGCAGATAACTCCTAGTGATCAAGCAACCACAATGGTTGTAGAAAAAAATAAAAGATTTTCTGCTACTATAGATCAGGACAAATATATTTTTACTACTGCAAATTCGTATAATGCTATAATTGGTTCCGATGGAAGATTCACGGTTCCTGATGTACAGTTGAATCAAGGTATAAGGTTAACTCACAAATATGCAGTTGATTATTCTAACAAAGAGCAAAAATTTCTTTTACCTAATCCACAGACTGATGTTACAACATTAGAGGTTACTGTAAAAGCTTCACCGACTGCTACAATTATAGATACCTATACAAAGGTAACAGATACAGTTAAAGTAACAGCAACATCTAAAGTATTTTTCTTATATGAAGAATTTGATGGTAGATTTGAAGTACAATTTGGAGATAATAAAGTTGGCGCACGACCGGCTGATGGAAGCCAAGTTATTTTATCATCAAATATTTCTGATGGCGAAGTTACAAATAAAGCTAGCGTGTTTCAGGCCGTTGATGTAATAGGGGGATATGCAGATGTTTCTGTAGTAACTACAACCGCTGGTTATGGTGGTGCCGTAAGGGAATCAATAGAAGAAATAAAATACGGTGCACCTAAATTATATGAAACACAAAATAGATGTGTTACCTTAAATGATTATAAAAGAATTGTAGAAAAAGAGTGGGTCAACGCAGAATCGGTAACATGTTGGGGTGGAGAACAAAATGATCCACCAAGATATGGAAAAGCTTATATTGCAGTAAAACCCAAGAGTGGATTATACTTAACATCAAAAGATAAAAATGCAATTAAAACTGATATATTATTAAGAAAGAATATGGTTTCTGTAACACCAGAGATTGTTGCTCCTGATTATCTTTATTTAAAAATTACTTCAGATGTTAGATATGATCCAAATAAAACTATTCAATCTGCAGACCAAATAGGATCAAATATTGTTAATGTGGCTCTAAATTATAATCAAAATGAATTAGGAAAATTTGATTTAAGATTCAGGTATTCACGATTAACTACTTTAATTGATAATACAGATCCAGCCATTTTAAATAACCAAACAACTGTTCTTTTATTTAAGAGATTAGTAGTAGAGTTGGCACAAGCTTTCAACTATGCACAAAATTTTTCTAATCAATTAAAATATCCATATGTTGGTTATAAAGGAACATTGTCTTCTTCCAAATTTCAATATATTAATGAAGCAACGTTAGTTACAGAAGATGGATGCACATTATCTGATGCAGATGGTATTATTCAAGTTGTAAAAGAAGCTGCTGGCGAGGTTGCAGTTATTAATTCCAATGTTGGGACGTTAGATTATACCACAGGTAAGATGACTTTGGTATCATTTAAACCTATAACAGTTGAAGCTGTTGTAAATAATAATACAATTGAAATATTTGTGCAAACTAATGTATTGGATATAACACCTATAAGGGAACAAGTTATTATAGTTGAAAAGAAAGATATCCAAGTTAATATGATGACTGATACTTCATTAAGCACAGGTGATTTCCAAATGGCAACATCTGATGAAACCCCCGCGCAGGTAATTTATGGAGCTAATACTGCATAATGGCTGATAACAGAATATCTGAAATAATACAAAATCAATTACCATCCTTCTTTACTGAAGAAGGTAGTAATCTCCCTGTCTTCATGACAAAGTATTTTGAATTTTTAGAATCCTACCAAATAGAATATACTGATTTAGAATTAGACGAATATAATATTGTCCAAGAAGATGACGACGGTGCATATTATGTTGAAGGTACTGCTATAGATCAAAGAAATCTTGTTTATGAACCTTCAGATGGTGCAGAGTCAACTGATGCTGGTCTACAATTTGGACACTTTTATCCTGTTTATGGAAATAAGGCACCTGCTTTAGCTGCTTCTGATGATAACACAGTTTATGAATTAGAATTAGAAGAGCTAAGGGGTAATGTATTTTATATGCCGAGAAAAGGTGGGGCAAATGGTGGTAACTATGGCATAGCAATAAAAGATCCTCCCAGCGCCTCATATACTGCATATACGGCCGCCTCCAGAATTGTAAAGGAAGATTCACCAGAAGATGGGAAAGCTAATACAGAAATTATAGTTGAATCGGAAAGAGGGGAAGATGCTACATTTGCTATTGGTGAAGTAATTATAGGTGCCACATCTGGTGCTCGACTTATAGTAACTGGTTATCAAAGAAAAAATGAACCAGCTGGTAAATTTTTAGAAACAGCAAATACTGCATCTCCAAAATATAATTTAGATCCACATCTATTATTCGCGCGTCCTATTAATGAAAGATCATTGATACACGGAGAATCTATTAGAGGTAGATTGACACGTGCAAAAGCTACAGTAGGTGAAACAGATAAAGATTTATTGAGAAATCCTCTTCGAGGTGCTGCCGATATAGATTTAATGACTGATGTTGATGCAGCTGACAACTACATGTTACAACAATTTAGAGAAGATTTTTTATCAAATATTCCTTTTGATGCAATTGGAGATTTAAGACAAGCGATTAAAACAGCAAGGGATATCTATAGAAGTAGAGGTACAGAAGATTCTTTTCTTTGGTTATGGAGAACAGTATATGGATCAGATCAACTAAGTTTTATATATCCAAAAGAAAGATTATTGAGACCCTCCGATGGTGACTGGAGTTCTGCAAAATCTATTAAATTGTATACTGGTACCGCCATAAACCCAGATGAATTTAATAGTAGAGTTATTAAAGGTGAAGATTCACAAGCTACAGCAACTGTTGATAATTCTATTGCATATATTGAAGGATCAACTGCAGTAACAGAATTATATTTAACAGATTATGTTAAAGGGTATGATGCCCGTTTTGATATCTATTCTGATTTTCAACCTGGTGAAAAAGTAGCAACGATTGAAGCATTTGTTGATAATGAACTTATGAACAGTCCTGAATCTTCTGATGTTGTGAAAGCAATGGCATTTCCGGCAGGTTCTTCCAGAGGAGATTGTATTGCTGTTATTGGTGAAATTACAATTGTAAGTAACGGTACAGGTTATAAGGTTAATGATGAATTAATAATAAAAGGTGGTGCTGGACAAGGTGCTTCAGCGCGCGTCGCCGCTACAGCTAATGGCGCAATTGATGAGATTATTGTGGATGATGGTGGTAATGGATATATGGGCGGTGAAATGTTAATAGTTAATAGCGCTGGTACACAGGGCACTAATCATACCGGGGCCATTCGCGAAATTCTGGAAACAGGAACATTTAGATATTCTAATTCAACAATTGATAAAGTTATTTCAACTGCTGACGGTGGTTCAGCTGCTTCTGCTATTTCTTTAAATGCATTTTCATTTTCTGTTGATGATCCAGGTGATGTAAGATATCCTGAAAATATTAATACACATTTTAGTTCAAGTAATTCAACTACTTGGGTTGCTGAGGTAACAAATCAAGATACTGCAGACGGTGGTGCTAATATTTTACTTGAAGAAGGTGATGGTAGGATTATAATTAATGGTACAGATGCAGACAATCCAGGAAATTATGTAGACGCTGGTGATAATATTCTTTTTCATACAAAGAATTTTGAAGATGATATTCAATCAGGCTATTATGTATATGATTCTAAAACAGGAACTAAAGGAACAATTGCAGGACCATCAGTAAACTCTACATGTTTTGTTTATGTAATTGAAAATGAATCGGTGCCTAACTTTGTTGAAAATAGTTATGGTGATTTATACTATAGTGCAAACGCTACAGCAGTTCCTGGGAAATCCGGAATGTTTCAAATTGCTTCAATTAAACCAGCAAGTTATTATGAAACAAATCAATTAGGGGATAATACTTATTCTATTGATAGTTATTATGGAGCAACAAAATATACCTATACTTCTTTTGGTGCAATTGCGAATGTACAGGTTATAACTACTGGAGTTGATTATTTAAAAGGCCCAAGTTATGAAGCATCTAATCAAACTATATTAGGAAAGAAGGCATATGAGTTTGAAGATCCTATTACTGGAAAAAATACTGCTGAATTATCCTATTTAAATTTTGCAGAAAATGTTCAGGGGAAATATAGATTTGGTGAATATCTTATAGGGCAGACTTCAGGCAAAAAAGCTCAAGTAATTCAACCATATGTTAATTCATCGGCGAATTCTACTGCTAGTTCAATGAAAGTGAAAGAAGTAGATACAACATTTTCTCTTGAAGACGAAAGTGTTATTTTAAGCGGATTAGGAACATTTGAGAATAATACTTCTGCTCTTTATTCTTTTTCTACTAAGGGTGTAGGTGGTGCTGTTGTTATAGCATCAAATGGAAATGAAACTTGGGATAATCAAACAGGTGATACTGGTAATAATACTCTTTCTATTGAATCTTCAAATACAATATATGGATCATATAGTGGTAAGATTGCTGTTAATGATCAATTAGAAACATATGTTGGACTTAAGGGTTTAAATAATAGTACAGGCGCCGACTATGAGAATTTATTAAATGCCAGTAATGAATATATTGGAAGAATAAGTTTTAGAGCTAGTACTGTTTTATCTAGTGTTGTTCTTAGATATGGACATTCTAAAACAGATGTAAACTTTGTAAGCGATGGCGCAATAGGCGGATTAACAAATGTAGATTTGTATAGTCAAATCGGTACCAATAATGCTGACCAAATTTATACTTATGAAGGCAAATTTACAGTTGATCCTACAAATAATTATCATGCGATATATTTGTATATAAAAATGAATACATCTACAACATATACACTACATGTAGATAAAATTGAAATGATAGATGTTACAACTCGTGGTAAGATTGAATATGAAGGATTCAACACAGCAGATGAACCAGAATCATTTATGATTATGGAACCGTCGGAATTTGCTGATGGAGAAACTGTTGTATCTTTAGTTGGTGCTAGAACAGCTGTATTAGCAAGTGCAAATGTTCAATCAGTTGAATCAACTGCGAATTATGGTAATAATGCTGTATTAAAATCCGGAGCTTTAAAAACTGGAGCTATTAAATCTCTTACAATCTCACAGGCAGGTATAAACTATACTACAATTCCTACAGTTACAGCTCCATCCGGTGATGATAACGCAACATTTACAGCTAACCGTACAACTATAACTAATTATCCTGGAACGTTTAAAAGTAAATTAGGAATGATTAGTGATATTATCAGGGTACAGGATTCTTACTATTATCAAGATTTTTCGTATGTTTTGAGATCTGATATTCAGATTGGTACCTTTAGAGATATGGTAAGGTCTTTTGTTCATCCAGCAGGGTGGGCAGTATTTGGTGAGATAGGTATTGAATTTTTGATTCAAATGTCTATTGATACAGAATCAAAAACTATTAAGAAGCTTGAATTGTTCATTGATAGAACACCGTCATATATACCAACATATGGGCCTCTTACCTATGCTATGAGAGATGGAGCAGCAATTTATAATAATACTACTCAAGGTCCTCACGATAGTGTATATGGACAGATTAATTTTGATGTAGGTATTATTCATAATTATCATGTTGAATTCTTAGATCCAAGATGTATTGGTTTTGGTCCAACGACAGATGATAAACATTTTGCATTTCACTTAGGAAGACAAGACAGTACTACCTGGTTAAATGGTCTAGGGTGGGACTATGAAAAGAATTATAGAGGAGATCTACAAGGCCAATTCGGTCCGGATACCCCTTACAATAATAGTGATCCTGGTAGAGTAGAAATAACACATTGGTTCATAGAACATGATCAAACTAATGCTTTGAATGAAAGTACTAAAATTGCACCTTGGTATCCGAATGTAATCATTGAATATAAACAGCCATTACCAAGGACATTTGTAGCAGGGATGTTAAGGGATCCAGTACATACAACACATTCATCCGGGGTACCTGCGGGAGCACAAAGACCGCCAG